CGCTGACACGATAACCGGGAAAAATGCCCTGATCTCGTCAAATCCATAAGCACTCATCAGGCTAAGATCTCCACATTCAACATCTGTCAACTTGCATGTTTTGGAAAATTCCGCATTTTTAAAGGATTCCAATTTGATTCCGAGTTTTGCCGATGAGTCCAGGAATTCAATCGCATCTTTGAATCTTTTTTTTGATTCCATTTCGATCAATTCTATTTTCCCGTCTCCCACCTTTGTTTTCATGTTCTCTATGCTTGCCTGAATCGCAAGTAGTGCTGAATCAGAAGACGAACCGGACCAAAGAGCCCAATAGAACCACTTGAAAAACCTTTTGAATCCGAAGATTCCCTTGTAATCCTGGACTATCCCGGCCCTGATGTCGTTTAGGCTATTGTTTACTGAGTTGTCTATTGACATTTTTTACCTGTTTATTTTGGTTTAAAATCCCACTGTCTTTTACATGCAATAATCTGTCAACAGAAAACAGCATAATAATATTGATTCTTTTGACATCTTTTCGCCAGTGGTCTATGTTTTTTTAATAAACTCAAAAATGAGGGCCTATGCAATCAGCAAGAGAAAGAAACTATTTTACCAGACTTTCACAACCTGATTTTATGCTTTGCGTTGCAATGGGGCTAGTTGAGGGCTGCTCTATTGTCACCAAGTTTGCTGAAAATCCAGCAATAGCTTCCGCGGTCCCTGCTGATATTTGGGATTATCCAGACGAAGAGATTTACACATTTTCGACCGGCGCCGACATTGATTCGATTTCCAGCGATGACGATACGGATACGGAAGAAATATTGATTCTTGGTTTAGATGTGAATTATATCAAAGTAGTTCAGATCATTGCATTAACAGGTCAAACCAGAAAAGCTCTTGATATCCCATTGATGAGGGTATGGAGAGCATATAACAGCAATGGAACACTGACATCAGGAAACGTGTACATCTATGAAGACACAACTCTTTCTGGCGGGGCACCGGTGGACACAACAAAAGTCAGGGCATATTTTGCCGCCGCTGAACAAAATACTTTAATGGGTATTTATACGATTCCCGCTGGAAAAACTGGCTTTTTTAACGGTCTCACTATTTCAATATCCAAGAAAGTTGCAGCAATTGCCGAATTCACGGGAAGAGTAAGGGAACTCGGTGGTGTATTTAGAACCATATCCAGGTTTTCTGTTTCTTCGTCTGGCTCATCTCATGTCGAGCTTGCGCCGACGTCACACGAGCCATTTCCAGAAAAAACTGATTTTGTTGGTCGTGCAGACGTAAGCACAAATGACGTAGGCGTCAGCCTTACATTTGATTTACTTTTAGTTGATAATGATTTGCTTGCATTGCCCGGAGCTTGACAGATCATTAAAGAAATATCTAAATTCTAATTTTAGGAACCAGGGCGGCGGAAAACTCAGAAAAAACTCAGAGAGAGAGCGGAAAACTCAGAAAAAACTCAGAGAGAGAGGGAACCATGAAAAGTATCAGATTTTTAATACTCATCTCCATAGCGTTATTTATCGCAACCAGCGCACATGCTGACAAGGTTTACAGCTCTGGAAGTGGGATTACTGCCAAGACCTACAAGGAGCGTGGATATATCAGCCGGATCGTCGAGCCCTTTTTTCAATACATTGCCTCGCTGGGGATGGTTACCGATGTTTCAAGTGTTGTTGTTTATGGAGAAAACCCGGCTGTAAGCGAAGAGACTGAGGATATTTGGGGTGGTGGCGGTTCTTTGACCTATGCTGCAGACGCTAGCGCCGATGCGGTATCAATAGCGAGTAGCAGTGGGTCAGATATTTATGATGTTATTGTCAGGGGTCTTGATATTTCAGGCGACGCGGTAACCCAGACGATTACTCTAACCGGAACAACTAGGGCCGCTTTGACTACAGGTCTATGGAGAGTTCAGGAAATAGAAAACGACTCAACGACTGATTTAGTTGGGAACGTCATAATTTACGCCGGGGTTAGTACGATCCCAAGCCTTGGAGATTCTTTAATCAGGGGCGTAATGTTAGCAGCAAATGAAAAGTCAAAAATGGGAATGATTACAATCCCTAATGATATGGTCGGCATGTTGGTTAGACATCAGACCGGGATCAATGGGTGGACTGCCGGCGACGCGACCGGAGACATAAATTCTATTCTCTATATTAAAAAGTATGGGAAACCTTTCAAGTATTTCAACTTTGCCAATCTTGTATTCCCCTACGGACAGGTATATCAGAATGATATGAATGTCCCTATCATCATCCCTGGGTTGTCAGACGTGAGATATACTGCCGATGATGCGACGGAAGATGCGGTATCAGTATTCGGATCGTTTGAAATTATCATCTTTCCTGAAGATGGTTTGGAAGACGCATTTTTGAGTACGATTGATCAGCCTGGTTTTTAATTGACTGAATATTCCCACGCAATCCCAATAGAGCATAATCTACCACCGGGACCGCTCTGGGAATATAAGCACAACGCCGAAGAGTTGGAGGAGCTTGAAAAGTCCGACCCATACAACTATTCGGCGCAATACGGACAAGACCCGACCAAGCGCGGCGGGTCCATTTTCCTTACTGAATGGTGGCAATATTACCAAGTCATTCCGGATTACGAATGGAAGGCGATTTTTGGAGATACGGCGCTCAAGGACGGCCAACATAATGATTATACCGTTTTCCAATGTTGGGCAAAGCGCCGGGGCCGGATATATTTGCTTGATCAGTGGCGGGAAAAGATAAAATCAACCGAGCTTGAAAAAGTCTTCATTGCGTTTTGGAATAAACATGCAGGAAACCCCGCTCAACCGCTTAGAGCGGCGTATATTGAAGACAAGGCAAGCGGTACCCAGTTAGTCCAGCAGATACAGAAAAACGGCGGGATTCCGATAATTCCAGTCCCGAGACATCAAAACACGCTTGACAGGGCTTATATCTTGGCGTCCTGGGTTAAAACCGGGCTGCTGTATTTGCCAGACCCTAAAAGATTCGGCGCTTCATGGCTAAGTGATTTTACAACAGAATTTGAGAGATTGAGTCCACTGAAGACCCACAAATACGATGACCAAGTTGATGCAACTCTTGACGCCATTGAAAACATGTTGATAATGTCTACCGAATATAAGCCGGCAGATGATAAAGGGACGAAGAGAACAGCCATTGCCCCAACCAAAGATGCTAAACTATGGTAGATGAAATAAGAAACCATTACGTTGACACCGGAACCAGCGGAACCGATATATCAGGCGGCAGGTTTTTTGAGGAATATTTGCAGATTCTTCAAGGTCCTCAGGGTCCGGAGATTTGGGACGAAATGCGGCGGGGTGACGATCAAGTGGCAATGTTGCTGAGGGTTGTTAAAAATCCTATCATGTCGGCCAACTGGTTTATATCTCCTGTTGGTGATACCCCGGAACAAAAACATATTGCCGACTTTGTAACCCATGTTCTTTTCGATGACATGGGAACCGAAGAAAACCCAAAGACCTTTGAGAAGTTCAAGCGTGAATCTCTGACGTGTGTGGAGTTCGGCTACTCTCTTTTTGAAGTCACAAACAAAATCGTTTTCGACGATCCTGAGTTTAAAAATTATGTCGGGATCAAGGGACTTGATTGGAGATCTCCCAAAACCATAGAAGAATGGCACGTTTCCAGGGGCGGGGCTTTACAGAGTGTCCGACAATTGGACAGCTCAGAGAGAGGCGGGGATTTTCTGATTGATGGGCGTTATCTCTTACACATTGCGCCAGAAATGGAGGGTGACAACTACGAAGGGATTTCAATGCTTCGCCCGGTTTACGGGAACTGGGTCAGGAAGGATTTTCTTCGTAAAATTAATATGATCGGTTATGAACGGGCTGCGACCGGTATTCCGATTGGAGAGATCCCAAGAGGTCAGGAGAATACGCCATCTCAGACAGCTCTTGAAGATTCTCTTTCCAGGTTCGTTTCTCATGAACGTCAATACTTGACAGCACCGGAAGGGTTCAATATTAGTTCTCTTAAAATTGAGCACGACGGGGAAAAGCTGCAAGGCTCGATTGATTCAGAAAACAAGGGGATGTCAAAGAGTTTTCTAGCCAATTTCATGGAACTGGGAGTCAGCGGGTCGGGATCTCATGCCCTTGCAATTAGCCTATCTGATATTTTCCTGTCCGGATTGACCGTTTATGCCAACTCAGTCAAAGAACCAATAAACGTAAAACTGATCCCTCATATCGTCAAGGCCAATTTCGGAAAGCAGGAAAAATACCCAGAGCTAAAGATTGAGGGGATCAATGATAAGGCCGGTGAGGATTTTGCTACTATATTAGCCATGCTGGGAGAAAAAGGACTTATTCAGCTTTCGGATAGGATGACGAAATTTGTCCATAAAAGATTCAAACTTCCAGAATTTGACCCTGACTTAATTTCTCCCGCGCCCGTTTTGCCAAACCAGCCAGGTGGGGCGGGTGTGGGAGATGGTAAAAACGGTGATACCGGATCCAATGGTGGCAAAAATACCGGTGCTGCAGGAAAACAACAAATAATTCTATCCCTTGCAGAAAAAAGCGTTTCAAAAAGCATT